AGTCTAACATAATTTGTCCCATCTGAATAAAGAATATCTCCTGCTGCATCTGATCCTACTGCAAATCCTTGAGCAAAGGTTACTTTACCACCATCTGCAATCGTCATAGACAAGTCGCCATCTGTGTAATCAATAGTAGCTGTTTCTAAGCTACCTGTTCCTATATTTAAACCTCCATCATCTATTGATACAATGTCAGTTCCATCTACATCAAATACCATGCTACCATGATCGGCTGTACCTGATGCTGTAGCTGTGGAAAAATGTACTGCTTCGGCAGTTTTGTTACTGCCTCCATTTAATACCTGTATTGTTAATGATTCAGTAGCACTTGTCCCCATCTTTAAAGATACATCTGCATTATTAGCATCTTCATATATAGTTAAATCTCCACCTGTTAAGGCAGTAATAGCTTGTGAAGCATCAACTCCAATAACAGAGCTTGATGCTGTTAAACCTGTGCCTGCAAATAATGTTGCTACATCTGCCAAGTCACCTTTTACAGTTGCATTACTATCTGTTGTATCAGTAAATACTATGTAATCTCCGTTGGCTATTGCTGTATCAGTTAGTTCTGACAAATCTAATGCAAGAGTTACTCCTCCTGAAGTGCCACCACCTGATAATCCATTACCTGCTGTAACTCCTGTGATATCTCCTGTTGTAGCTGCTTGCCATGATATATCAGTACCATCACTTGTTAAAATTTCGTTAGCATTTCCTGCTGTTAGCACGGCAGGATTGCCACTCGCATCTCCGTATATAATCTTACCTCTTGCTATACCTGCCATCTCGTCTAACCCAACAGCATTATCTGCAATATGAGCATTATCTATAGAACCATCAGTATAGTGTTCGCTATCTATTGCATCATCTGCAATCTTAGCTCCTGTAATAGCATCTGCTGCTATCATTCCTGTTTCTACAGCAGTACTAGCTATAGTAACAGTACCATTTGCAGCCATTGTTATATCTCCACCTACTGCTACAGGGTTATAATTTGTGCCGTCAGCTACAAGAATATGACCACTTGTGTTAGTTCCCATAGTAAGATCATCGCCTGTTATAGTTAAATCTGCTGCAATAGTTACACCACCAGCAAAGGCTACTGTGCTACTTGCTACTGTGGCATGAGGAGTTATCGTCATATGTGTTACATAACTACTACTTATTAAACTGGCATAAGTCATTACTCCACCATCAGCTACCTGCAATCTCCACTTATCTGCGTTGTCATCGCCCTGATCTGCGAACATATATAATATAGCTGCCGATCCGTCATCTTCAGATTTAATAGTAAAGTCATCTACTGCCATAGTAACTGTACTTGTTTCTATATCAAAAGAAGTAGCTCCTGATGATGAGGAACTAACAGACCATACCTTTGTTCTAGTACCAGCTTTCATTACATCAAATTGAATTTCTCCATCTTCTGATCCGTTAGTTGCATCCGTTGCAACTACTGTCATACGAGCATATTCAGTTACTTCCTCTGCTGCATTATGTATTTCAAAAGTTAAATATATCTCATCATTGGTAGCACCTGTGCTATTTCTTCCTGCAAATGTTGCTACTTTATTACTGACAGCATTGGTTGTGTTAGCTACAAGTAAGCCACCTTGGGTAGCACCGGTTGGATTTCGTATATCTAATTCCATCATCTGAACTCTGTCCTTACCTCTTCGGTATCTTACAGAAGCTCCTGATTCTACCTTTACATCATATCCGTTTGCGTTTTCTGTAGTTGTAGTTACTGAATAATATCCACTTGAATTAGTCGTGCCAGTTGCCACTGAAGTAGAAGTATCAGCCTGTAATACAGTTACTGTTGCTCCTGATACAACATCTCCATTATCTTTAAATACATATCCTGCATTTACTATATTTGCCATTTATCGCCCTCCTGCTAATTGAGAATGATCTCTGTAGTTTAATGCCTGTCTGACATAGTAATCTACGTCTTCTAATATATCACTTTCGTCAATAAAAATTAAAGTTATCCCTTCACTCGCCATTTGTGCTCTGATAATTATGTCATTTTGCATAAATGTCGCACCCAATCCATAATGATAATACTCTCCCTGCACGTTTATTGCAAGATCCGGTGGGTCAGTAAATAAGAAGTCAATTACTACCCCTCCCTTGTTTAACCTACCCCCCATCAATGGTGATTGATAAGTAAAGTCTATTCCTTCTAGTTTCCCTTGCTTAGATATTAATGAAGAATACACTAAATACTCTGGTACACTACCTGTCCAGTCACTTGGGACTCCTAATTGTTCTGCCTGAGTAGTCATTACGGCTCCGTTACTACTAATTGAGTTGTTCCACGTTCATCTGTCGCTGTGTTTTCAAGTCCTTGTGCTGACTGTATGTCAACATAATAATTTCTGTTAGTTGTAGAGTCATCCCTATATGTAAATTCAAGTAATGTGTTACTTTCTATTGCTGATAATAAGTCAGACCTCATATCTTTTGAACTTCTTCCTTTATAAGGTTTGGTTATATCTAAATTCAGAGCCCATCCAAATTTTGTATCTAATTTCTTTCGATACTCTAGTGTTAAGCTGATAACATCCGGTGACGCTGTAACAACAGTAGTAGTTAAAGTTAGTTTAAACTTTATAGCTCTAAACGTAGTTCCTAAATTACTTCCGAAGGTGTATTCAGTTACTCCGTCACTAGTAATAGTCCCCAAAGATGTATACGATTCTGTGTAATCAGTTGCATAAGTTGCCACAACAGTTTGATTTGAACTACAATCATCTGTTTCTACTTTAAGTTTTAATGCCAGTTTATCTACTTCTATCTGATCTGCATTAAACCATGGAGTTTCAAATGTTCCATCTACGTCATCTTCATAACTGTAATTAACTACCTGTGTTGGATTTATTACATCTTTCTGCAATTGTTGGTAGTAAAGCTTACTGTCATATCCCCAATATAATCTATAAGGATCTGTAGAAGAGATATCTCCTCCTACATCTGTAACAAAAGCTGAAGTAATGCTTTCACCGGAAGTTGTTGCTGCCCATTTAACTTCCCATCCTATTTCATTCCATCCCAATATTGTACTGTAACCTGTTGAATCTCCTATTACAGAAGATTCTCCTGTAGCAAACATATCTGCATACCCAGGTGATAAAGACCCATCTACCACAGCTATTAAATCATTATGTGTCCCAAGTAATGTAGATATACCACCTCTATAATCAGAAGGTAATCCATGATCTTTGTCAGGACCCACTACTGTTACAACAGCAGAATTAGATCCGTTAATATATTTATACAGACTTAACCCTGCTGGTATGTATACAGAATCTCTCCATCTTACAGAACCTTTACCATTCTCATTATGGAAGGGTAAGGCTAACTGTGTTTCTACAAATCTTGAATTTGAAGCATCATGTGCAAACAATCCTTCTTTGGTCATGGCATATATTATGGGATCACCACTTGCGTTTCTGGCAATAAATAAATCAGTTACAAATCCGTCTGGTAATGGTAATTTAGCATCATTAGTTTCCGAACCTAAAGTTGCTGCGTGCCAAAGCTGCCCAGTATTATCTATTCCCCATAGTTTATCTTCCCAAAATGTAAGATATTTAGTATCTTTAGTATCATCAGTAAAGCTACTCGAAGGGTCAGATGTATAAGTATATCCTCCTGTGTGAGCTATAACTAAATATAAAGTACCACCCATTCTTACTTCTAAAGCGTCTGTTGCAGTGTCAGGTAAAGTGTCTAAGGCAGATCCAAAACCTCCACTAGAAGCTGCTCCGGGGTTGAACTTATATACTTTTTTATTTGCCCATACTCCATACAATGAACCATTAAATTCTTGTAAGATGTCTAATGACTGACTAGTGGTATCACTGTCTCCGTTGGTTACTGATTTTGTTTTAGCAGGTAATACTAGGTGTCTTTTGTAGCGAAGGCTACAGGTACTCCACCACGCTCTGTCTACGTCTTTTGCCCCTTCCATTCTCTCTACACCTATACCACCCCTGAAGTCAGACCAAGATATTACACTTGCTCTAATCTGCGAATCCTGAGTGGTATCGCCAATAACAACCTTAGCAGGGTAAATGGAGGCAAGTACCTGTTGCACCGGTCTAGTTATCGGATAATATTTTCCGTTAAGAAAAACTTCATTTTTTTTTACTACTTTATTAGCCATTACCTGACCATTCTGACATTAGACAAAAAGGGTAGGGCATTTCTTGCTTCTGATGCTTTGTTATGCCAAAATCCTGCAAGTGTTCTCATGCCGTCTGTATCCATATCACTTCTTGTTGAACCAGCCTGTGCAGCCAATGCTGTTGCATAAGCCACTACATATCTTTCTGGTACTTCTGTTACTGTTGTGTCTGCTGAAAACTCTGTAGGAACATTTCCTCCTACTAATTTAATCATTCTGTACCCAGCCAATGCTCTTCCTCTGTCTGATAATACTAAGTCAGCAGTGCTAGCTCCTTGCACAGTACCTTGTTTATCTATTCTCCATGTGTTTCTGGCTAGTTTTTCCCATGCTGCAGTATCATTCTTCACTACTTTAATGTCATCTAAATGAACTACACAAGCTCCTAAATCAGAGTCATATTCAAATCTTACCTGTGTAATAGCAGTGTTGTCATAAGGAGCAACCAATTCTTTCCTACAATATTTCCACACATTAGCTGTCAAAGCAGGAACATCTAATGATTCTTCAATACCACCTGCATCTACTAAATGTATTTTTAAATTACCTGCACTTGTAGCTACTGAAGACTTAATCCAAAATTCTATATAATCATACTTAGATATATCAACTGAAGTGATGGTGTCTGAAGCAGTTTCTCCACCTGTTGCATTAACTGAAATTACTATTTTATTAGAAGCAGATCCTGTTTTATAATCTTCTGTATCTGCTGTTATAGTAAAATCAGAATCAACACTATCATCAAAAACTGAATTACAATTATGTAATAATTTTTGAGTAACCTTATCTCTGTAATAAACATCCTGTATCATAGCCAACCCACTGGGGATTTCCCACCTGGTGTTAATTCTGTCTGTGTGTGTATCAAGGTTTTCTACCGGATCGTATACTCTTCCTGTTACTTCCCATATAGACTGATTGATAAACTCATCAATTACATCAGGATTAAATCCATCATTCCATAACTCATAACCAACTCCTACTGTAACTGTCCCTGTTACTGCAGCAAATGTCATAGTGCCTGAAGAAGATGTATAATCAGTTATTCGTGTTGTTTCTCCATCATTAGTTCCTGAAGTAAAACGAATATAACTTCCATTGTATTCGTCATCTCCACCAAATAACTTGGTATCTAATGCTGTAGTAGAAGAACCTCCTCCTGATGTAACTCCTGTTATCATCTTGCCTAGGTTTCTACCTACAGCTTTTCTTAAATCTTCTAATGTTTTAGCCTGTGTTACTGCCATTAATAACCCTTACGCATTTTTTTGCCTGTGCGTTTAGCAGCTTTCTTAGCTGCAGACTTTCCCTTTTTAGTATAAGGAAATTTCTTTTTACCTACTCTTGGCATTCGCTTTCTCCTTTGCTTTATTAACTCCTGCTTCCCCCATAATTCTTACCTGTTCTTTTAATTGTTTGTTTTCTCTGGTAAGAGCTTTATTTATAACCTTAAGTCTGAACAACTCGTCTTCATTCATAGCTTCTGCTATGTCACTCTGTAGTACAACTACATTATCGTCGGTTTGCTCTTGCTTTCCGTTTAAATTTCCTGTTGAGTTTCTTTCTGTCAATTTTTGTACCTCCAAAATAAATTTTACCTGTTGAACTTTCAGTTCTTTTTAATTTATTAATTCTTATTTCATCTAATACTTTACCAGCATCCTGTCTTTCCTGTACTGTCATCTTAGGGTTCTTCTTACCCTGTGCTCTTACTTCTCTTACCCATGTTTCATGAGCCTCTCCTATCATAGTTTCAATAGCATTGTGAGAGTAAGGATCATATGGAGTAAAAGGAACATTATGTAGTACTGATGTTCTTTCTGTAACTGAATCATAAAACCTAAACGACAATGATTTAATACTACCCATCCCATACTCTCCTAAAAGAGTAACTCCAATAGGTAGTATTAATCTTCTATCGTAAGTTTCCGAACCTACATTCTGCATAGTTAGTCTAAGTTTTGTAGAACAACTACTGCATACTCGTTATCAATACCTGCCAAGCTATGTACTCTTGCAACACCACCTGTGGTATCTGCTCCGACTACTAATCCTTGACCTGCATGGTTTGAGCTAGTTCCTATAGGACTTCCTATTGCAGGAGTTCCGTCTATTTTTATAACAGATAGTCCCCTGGTCTGAACCCAGCCATAATAGTTAGCAGTAAAAGCATTTACTGTTACACCAATAGGTCTTTCAGCAACTGCTGCTGTAGCTACAATTATATTATCGTAAGGATTCTTCATCATTCCTACTGTATCAGTTCCATTAGTAACTGCCTGATGTAAGCCATCTTCATCCTCTATTGTTACTGTAGCTGCACCACCACTTCCAAAAGCATCATGTTCTTTAATCTTATAAAACTCATGTACTGATGTGGCTGCTAAGTTAAACCATAGATAACCTTCTTTGTAAAGATTTTTTGCTGCTGCTGTACCTTCAACTGTTACATCAATAGTTCTGGAACCTGCTGCAGTTGTTGCAACTGCTAGGTCTCCGTCTGAACCATGATGTGCAACTAAAGCTTCTGCTGCTACAATTAATCCTTCTCCAACTGCTGACGCCCCATTATGGGCATATCTATATTCTCTTCCGTCACGAAATACCATTCGAGTTCCAAGCTCAAGTTTCTGACTTGAAGTCTCTTTTTTCTCCTGGCCATACGTTCCGTTAATTACGTTTGAAAAAGCCATTACACTTTCCTCCTTATTTAATTCGGGTTTCTTATACACCCCGCCTTTAACCGATTATTAAAAAGTCGTATAAGCTCGGTCAAAGATTACACTTATACTAAAAGGAGGAGTTAAGAAGTTTTTGATTCCTTCTTAACTTCCTCTACTTTTTCATTTTTAGGATTGCATATACACTTTTCACCTTTGGCTTCAAGTCTACATTTGCCATCCCATTCTATAGGAAACAAACCAATGTTTCCTCGTCTTCTTTGTGTCTGGTGATCACTTGGTTGGTTAGGATATTCAGACCCACAAGGCTTAAACAAATCACCATCAACGTTAAACTTAGGAATGTGATTCCAATATGAAGTTTTAGCCTGCCATTCAGGCAGTAATCCTTCGAATTGATCTATTCCCATAGCTTCCCTTTGATCGTTAATTTCTTTTTTCTTAACTTTTCCTTGATGTCCATAATAATGATTAACCAATTGATACCTCCACTTTTATTTATTACGCTGACGTTGAAGGAGCTGCTGCATCAAAAGTTAATGGAGCACCTCTTGAATCATCCAGTTCAAACACCCCATAGTCTGAAGTTATCACGAGTTCTGTGGCTCTCAAACTAATATCCCGCTGCCTCTCTGTTCTGGTTTCTACTGAATTAAGAACTGCCATAGCTGATTTTTCAGCAATAACACCAATAGCATCATCGCTTGAATCAACTGACAAGTTTCCATCTTCAAAAATAGGAACTCCATTTAATGGTCTTAGACCACTAAAGAAATTTCCAAGTAAATCTTCAGACCAACCCTTTGGTACAGGGTAAGTTGAAGAAGCTGTTACTGCTGTATTAGCAATATCAAAAACAGTATTTGGGTGATGTAGTATATAAATATTACTTCCAAACTTGTTTGCCTTTGCGTATGCTATTGCACCTGCAACGTTAGCCAAACTTGCTGTAGCTGCTGCTGCACCAAGAGTGGTACTACCATTTAAAGAACTATACAATGAATGAACATCTGTATCTTTCTTTCTTGCCATTGCATCACCTAACTGTTTACCAATTATAGTGAATACATTGTTTTGTTGTTCACGAACAAGTTTATCAGTCAAGATAACCTTTGCTCCTACTTCACTTGCAGTAAGATCAACTGTTGTCATTCCGATTTCTTCCTCATCAACAATGTCAATACCATCTGTTAAGTCAGATACTGTCATTTGCCCTACCTTGGGAACTGTTACTTGTTTAGCTCCTTTAGGAAGGCTGAAGCTCTCTATTAGAGCCATAGCAGGAGCATTGTGCTCCTCGGTATACCTAGCTGCTGCGATAATTATCTTACTCGCATTTTCCAGATTACCTGTTGTCGCTGTCTGTGCCATTTCGACATCTCCTTATTTTAAGGTAAATAAATTTAACCAACACCTGCTGCTCTACGAGCTGCTGCATTAGTATCAGAGTTACGAACACCCTGATTGTAAAGATCCAATAATCTTTCCTCGCTGGAACTAGCTTCTGCCGGAGCTGTGTTGTTGTCAAAGCTCTGTGCAGGAACTTGTTGCTTTTTTAACTTAGCGTTTTCCTCTTTGAGTGACCTAAGTTCTGACTGATGTTTCGCAGCCTGTTCCATTTCCTGAGGAGTGCTGTATCTCAACAGCTGTTCAGGATCTATATTAAATTGTTTACCATAATGTAAAGACGCTCTGTATTGACCTTCCTTGAAATCTAATGTTTGTTTATATTGTTCAGCAGTTTGCATTTGTTGTACCTGTTGTCTGTACTGTGACTCTGCATTTGCCTGTGCCTGTTCCGGAGTATACCCCTGGTTTATCAAATGACTTCTATATTGTTCAGCCTGTTGCTTTACTAAATTTTGAGTTCTTTCCTGCTCAAGCTGTGCCATTCTGTTTTGCTGATCTTCAAGTTGTTTCTGTAAAGAACTTGTATCAACAGGAGTTTCTGTTTCTTGCCCAGGATAATTAGAAGTCTCTGTAGTTTGTGCCTCAGTTGTAGCCTCAGTTGTAGCCTCAGTTGTAGCCTGTGCATCTCCTCCCTGAGAAGGTTCTGACTGGACATCTGTCTGCTCTGTAGACGGAACTTCTGTTTGCTCAGTAACAGGTGCCTCAGCCGGAGCTGTAGGTTCTGTTTCCGTGTTCAAACTTAATTGTGTTTCGTTATTTTCGTTTACCAAATTGCCCTCCTAATTGGTATTTCACATATATAAAATATAATTATTGTTGTGCATTGTCAAGATTTAGAAGGAACTCTGTCATCATAAATCTGTCTCTTGACGCCTGAGCTAAGTCTTCTCTTCCTTTATCTGTCAGATGTTTCTCTCTTAATGCCTGATTTTCCATTATTGCTTTATATTCTTTTTTAGCAACATCTCTTAATCTAAATAAAACTGGCTGAGGAATAGGATCTTTTCTTTGGTTTCTCTTTACAGCTATTCTTTGCTCCGGGGTAAAGGTCCTTAACAAAGCATCATTCTTGATTTCCCATACATCCCAGTCTATAACACCTGGTGCTATAGCAATTTCAGGATCGTCATACAAAGCATGAGCCTGAGCTAATGCTCTTTTTATAGGATCACTATGTTCCAAATCATGTTCTTCCCATTCTATGTCCAGCATTTCCTGATATTCTCTTCCTCTTTTGAATCCTTTTAATTGCCTATAAGCAAAATACAGATCTCTGTTTCCTTCTTTTGTGTTAGGGTATCTCTGTATAAGTTCCATCAGCCCGTTAACAAATTCCTCACTTATTTGTTTTTTCCTTTCAAAGTAAACAGCGAAATCACTTGTTCCTCTTTCAGCTTGTTGTTGCTGTAAAGGGGTAAGTCTGTCTGTTAATTCGTGAGATAACAAAGCTCTTTCGTGTGGTTCCAATTTATCATAAGCTTCCCCCATCGTTTCAAAAGACTCCTGCCTTAATATACTACCTGGTCCCTGAGGCCATGATCTCAATCCAAAAAACTCTGCTGTACCCCTTGTAACTCTTCCTTTTACATCTTCTTCCCAATTTAATCCATCATTTGAATCTGACCATAAAGCCGATTCTATCCACAAAGGCAAGGTGTTTTCTCTTACACTTCTTCCTGCTATCAGTATATTGTCCTTTATACTTTCTCCATGTAAGAAAGCAGGTTCTCCTATAAAATTAGATCCCAATGCAATATCTATTGCTTCAGAGGGAGCTGCTGCTGACTGTGCTCTTACCCATTTTAAAGCTGGATTATCTCTGTCAAATTTCATAAAGTTTTCCCAGTCTTTCACATCTTCTCCGGTAGCCTTCTTAGTTGTGTACCCAAGGGCTTTTGTTATTATTTTTGCGTCTGATATTATTTTAGAACCTGGACCAACTTTTTGCCCCTGTACATCAAATAACATAAAGTCCCCTTTCGTTGGATCAAGCATTCTTATTATTTTTTCTGAAGCTTCTTCTTCTGAATCTCCTTCTATTACAGACCTCATTCCCTGTATCCCTATAGCTGCCATTGCAACTCCTGCTGTCAGATTAACAATAGCTTTTCTTGCAAGATATCCTTCAGGACCACCTTTTAATGCCATGGTGTATAAAGCAAACATAGCTCTTCTGTAACGAGGAGCAAGTAATAAGGCTGACTCTATTGTCCTTTGTTTAAAGCTGACACCAGAGGACTGTGAACTGGCAAGTCCTCTTATAGAGTCTACAAATTTATCCAGCCCTGCTGCGTCTTTAGCATTTTTTGCCAAAGGGTCTAATCCTTTTCTTAACTCAAGCCCTGCAAAATCCATAGTTGCTGCGATTCCATCTCCAAATGCTGTTGCAAGTCTTGAATACCCAGGTAATCTTCCAAATGTTTTTTCTAAAACCCCTGACTTGTCTAAAGCTTCAATAGACTCCAGTGTTCTTTGCCCTGTTGATGGATCTGTAGACATTATCATACTTGATTTTTTCAGTATCTTAACATTCTCATCCTGAGACAAATAATTTGCTCTCCATTCTTTTACAGACTCAGGATCTCTAAGTCCTTTATAAACAGCTACCCCAAACCTTTTTGCTGCACCTGGGATTATGCCAGGATAGTTAAACATAATAGGTAATAGCTGTATCATAAATATGCTTCCGTCAAATGCTAAAGCGTTTAATCTTTGTATTTTGTTTATCTGTTCTATTCCTCTTAAAATAGAATTGGGTTTCCACCTCTCCATAATTCCTTCCATCTCTGCTTTGAAATCTAGCAATTCTTGTTCATATTGAGGGTCTTTAACTGCGAACGTTTCATTTTTAAATAAAGGGCTATTAATGTCTCTCATAGTTCTATGGTGTACTGTATGATATTTTGCTATATCAAACATTCTTTTTTCATATGCCAATTTTTTATCTATCAAATCATTTCTTGCACCTAATAGCATTTTGGTCAGTCCTTCCCAGTCACTATCAGTAAATTCTTTAATGAAAACATGATCCCCAAACATTTTATCAAATTGCTCTCTTACCTGTTGGTATCCGTTTTTATTAATTGTTTGAGCTGCTCTTCTCCAGTCTTCCTGAGTTATAGGGAGTCTTTGGTGTTTCCCTGTTTCTCCAAACCTCAATATACTCATTTGTTCATCCAGTATTTTTATTGCTTCATCTATCTCTTTTCCCTGTGGGGCGTCCCATCCATACTTTACTACCTTGCTCATGATGTTATTAATAACTTGTTCTTTGTCAGGATCAATTAAGTCTTTAAGGACAGCCACATATTCCTGAGGTTGGTCTGCTTTTGGTCTTCCTCTTCCCCTGGGGCGACGAAACAAAGTTGATATCTGATACCATGAAGGGTCTGCTTTTGTAACTCCATATATAGCCCCCATATCCATCTGCCCTGTCTCAGGATCAACTCTTGTTTTGGGATCAATTACCCCTTCCTCTTGTCTTTTTGTTGACGGAGTTCCGGCTGGTTCTCCGTACCTTCCTGTTGGAGCATATGCTTTTCGGGGTATTTTTAAATCAAATATTCTTCTTGCCTGTTGTAACCTTATTACAAATTCCATTTGCTTTTTACTAACTTTTATATTTTTATTAATTAGTTTTTTTGCTTCCTTTATAACATCCTCAAGCCTTGTCCCTGCTCTGACAATCAAAGCATCCCCATTTGGCCCTGCTGTTTTTAAAAGATTTTCCACCTCTGGGTAATATCTTTTTAACTTAATTAAATCCCCAATTTCTTTTTCTATGCTACGCCATTTTCTGTGTGGTTTTTGCTTTGCTGTTTTTTCTAGTTTCTCAATTAAGTTATTTACCGTTGCTATAAGAGGTTTGAACTTATCATGTTTACCGTTCTTCCCTTGAGTTTCATCTAGTATTCTTTGTAATTCCGGATCATTTTTCAGTTGAGTTTCATAATTCTTTATACGTAATCGCATTTTATCAACTAATCTTTTCCCTTCTTTATCGAATATGGCCATCTTTTTCATTCCAACCTTTCCTAAATAATGAAGATTTGATGAGGAATATTTGTTCATTTTATTAACCATTCTTATTACATTCGTTGCCATCTCCAACTCTCCCCCTCTTCTCATAACTCCAGCTACGCTAATCAAAGCTGCATTATTATGAGGCTGATATCTCCACCCTGCTCCTAATGCTGACTTCATAGATATGAATTGCCTCTCCCTTTCAGACCCTGTTTTAGCTCCCAGCTTGTACCACTTGCCTGATCTTCCTTTAAGAGCAAAGTCAACTACATTATCTTCTGAGATATTAAAAGCAGCAATTCTGCCTGCGTATTTCAAATCATCTTTGACTGCCTTACCGTCATCCATATTTTTAGTAAGATCATCAATGGCTCCATCTATGTCTTCTTTGTTTCCTAGGGTCGGCATAAAATGTTCTTCTGCTTCTGATATTTTTCTTATATCTAAAGTTCTTCCACTTGGCCCAACAACGTTATCAATAAGGTCTTCCCTGAAATCCTGTATTTCTTTCATTCTTTCCAGATACTCTTTCATATCATCTGTCAGGACCTTATTCCATCCTTCTCTTAATTTCTTACTCCCACTAAAATATTCTTCATATATCCTGTTGGTGTTTATCAATTTAGGGTCTTCTATTCCTGCCATTGTCATCTTGCGTCTGGCTGCCGGTGTAGCTAAAGGCCCTTCTACTATCATTCCAAAATTAGGGTTTGGTTTTTGTTCCCCCGTTAATAAAGGATCCTTCATTCTTTCTTTTGCAGAAAGAGGGATGTATTCATTGTCATCAACTTTTCCAAAACCTGTTTCAGAGTTCCACCAATACTTACCTGACTTTAAAGGAGAGTTTATATAGTTATTTAATTTTGATAATAATGTCTGAGTTCTGTACGAGTGCATTTCTAAAGCTGCTGCTGCTTGTTTCGGTGGTGTGTCTGCGTAGTACATAGGATTATAAGTTTTTCCTATTGCTTTAACTGTCCATGGGATTCCGGTAAGTCTAAATACTTTTCTTACTGCGTTAGACATTTTGCCTTGCTTTAAAAGTAGCTGCTTTTGTCTTTGTCCCAGCCAACTATCAGCAAAATCTTTTTGTGCGTTTTCCATTGCTTTAAAAGCAGCTTCAATAGTATACCCTTTAAGGTTGTAACCTTTAGTATTAAATAGTTTTCCATTGTCTTTACGTCTTTTGTTAGCCTGTCTATTATCTCCTCCAACAAAATCTCTAAGCTTTCGCTCTCCCTCTTTTTTAACTTCTTTAGGAGTGTCTTTTATTGTAGACATAAATTGTCTTTGATAGTAATCAGTTGGTTGTAATCCCATTTTTTTGTAAATAGGGGCTGCTCCTATTGTAGCTCCCGCAGAAAGTCCTTTCAGTCCTGCCAAGGTTGCTCCTCCTCCCAATATACCTCCGGCAAGTCCTCCAAGTATTCCTCCTTTCTCTGCACCATATCCTGCTCCAACATTAATCCCTGTTTCTCCTAGCACTCTTCCTGGTAATGCCATTGCACTTCCCCCCACAGGATCAAAAAATCCTCCTGCAATTCTTGCTCCCCTCTTTCCTATTGTGGGAGCTAATCCCCTTGCTACTCTTGCAGCTGCCCAAGGGCCTCCAAAAGCTATTAAAGGTGTAAGTGCTAAATCTAATGGACTTGTTGTATACTTTGCCAAAAAGGCTGCTGGAGTTTTAAGCCATTCAGGCATTCCAGATTCCCTAACTCTTTCTTCTGATACTAAAGGCGTGGTTAATCTTTCCCATACAGACCTTGTTGTTTTTGGTCTTCTTTGTAATTCCTGCGTAGTTGCAGGGGAGGGAACGAACGCACTAAATGATTGCTTACTCACCGGAGAAGACTGTCTTACCGGCACTCCCTGTGGATATTTTTCAAATAAGTTTGTCATTAGTAATAAATCTGCCTTGTTCT